CAAACAGGCCATCATGCCCAAGCTCTCTAGCGATCTGCTCGAACCCCGCGATGCGAACCATCAACTCACCGCGCCGAATCGCCTTGTTAGACGTTGACTTTGCGACCAACTCCGCAAGGCTGAATTCTTCGCCGTCTTCGTTCGCCATGCGCACGCGCTCAAGCGTTGCCGCGTTGCGCTTGTTTTGCTGAATGCGACGATGTACAGACTCATCCGATGCGTAGCAGTCCGCATGGCGATGAACGAACCCAAGCTTGATTGCCGCCCATTCCACGGCCTTTGCGTGTTGCGCACGTAACTTGCGCCGCCACCAATCGCCAGCCATCATGCGAGAAATGCCGCCCCACACATCATCGCCAGTGATGACCTTGCCGCTCTCGCGCTTCTTTTCCCATGGCACAGCCACGCCGTCGCCAATCGCCATCGCGCTAAACTCCACCAGCAACGGCAACCACCAGCCTTCACCGTGCAACTCGACAAGCTCCGCCTTTGAATACTCCCGACCTTCTGGCGACACCATCACACGATCAAAGAACTCAAGCGCACTGACCTTGCACTCGCCCGCCAAAAACTCCGCACGCTCCACCACGTCCGAATCGTTCGCCGCGATAGGCAAGCGCGTGTTGCGTAAGCTCTCGCAAACGTCACGCACCATCATGTTGCCATCGTAGCTTTCCACATCTTCCGACGAATGCCAGCGCCCGCCATTCAACACCTTCGCGGCGTACGGGCGCGACTCATCCACCCAAGCGGACATAACCTTTTTCTGCCAAGCCACTGGCAGAACGGAGGTTTTTTTCTCAGCCCATTGGCGATCAGATAGGAGCGCGGCGCGTGCCATGATCAGTAGAACAAATGCCCGAAGAAAAAGCCCGCAACCGTAGCCGCCAAGCACGAACCCCAAACCACCACAGGAACCCACACCGCCCGCGCCTCACGACGGCGACGGCGCAAGGCCACAGAATCACTCTCTTGAAACATACGACGACGCATTGCATCACCCATTTTGTCAATCCCCCACGTTACATACGTTACGTTGCACACGACCCATGCAGGTGTTACGCTGGCTAAGACCTTGTAAGCCGCATTTTTAACAACACCCACAGGAGCCGCCCCATGCAAACCACCCAACTACCAGAAGCAGGCAAAACCTACCAATCCACCAAGAACAAAGGCTTCATCATCGAAGTGCTTGAAGTCATCCAAGAAGATGGCCGCTTCTATGCACACTCCATCGACAAAACAGGCGGCGCTAACAACCGCTTTGTGCTTTGGCAAGAAGAGTGGATAAGCGCCAAATTCACAGATCATCACCCTTGAACTGAATCAGCAGATATAGCGACGCTCTAGCCTTAGCCGCCTGCTCCGCCTTCTCTGCCAAATCCTTGTGCAACTTGCTTGCGCACTCCCAAAGTCGCACGCGCTCTTTTGGCTTGAGCATGAAAAGCCGTTGAGGCTCAACCTTCGCCCGCTCAAAAATCACGGCGCGCAACTTCTCTGGCAACTTCTCAAAATCCTTTAACGCTTCCCGCGCCTTCTCTTGACGCATCCCCTTGTGTTCAGCGAAGAAGGCACGCGCCGCCTCCGACTTGATGGTTGCATCCACCGCCGAAGTGCCAAAGAATTCATCAATCAGCGATTTAATTGGCATCACCAACCTCCACACCGATCTTGCGCATCATTTGAGGAATAGCGGCGACCAACTGTTTGCCAAGTGCCGCCGCTGGTTCAGCCGCTAAAGGCCGTCCAGCCATGCCGCAGAATCCACCACCAACCTCGCTACTTCTCCACGCCATGCAGTCAGACCCTTGGCAGGTCTTCGCTATGTTCGTTGGATGCCCCATCGAAAGAGGGCACGCCTTTTCCCTCGCAACGAATTCACTAATCAGCATGACCGCCCTCGCTTTCTGCCAACGTAACGCCGTATACGTTCATTGCATCCGCCAGCGCGTAGCCAACTGCAATGCCCAAGACCTCATCGAACGACGAACCCGAGACCACCGCGATCTCCGACAGCGCCCCAACGTGCGACGTTGGAAGCATTGCGCTTATGTGTTGCGTGCCGTCGCTCATTCTGCACCCCCAATCTCTACAACCATTGCCTCGGTTGCCAAATAAACGAAAATGCACGAATTGGATTTAATCGCCGAATCAAGAACCGACTGGCGGTATGCCATTACGTGCGCGTTATGCAGTCGCATCACATTCATGCCGCCACCCCCGCTTTCTTAGCCTTGATTTTTCCGCCGCGAATTGGGCGGGATGACGCGATGGCGCAAGCGTTGAACCGCGCCGCGTACTGTACGTAACGTACGTTGATGAATTGAGGTTTCATGCCACCACCTCCACGATCATTGAGGTGTTCTTGCTGATTGACCTGAGTAGGTCTCTGGCTGAATCCTCGTCGTCGCAGTAGATCGAATTGACCAGCGACTCGCCACGCCACAGATCGACAATCCAATCAACATAGCACCCACCCGATGCCTCCAATTTACGAAGCGTTGCGCGATTTTCGTTTTTCATGCCGCCACCCCGCACAATCTTTCAGCGAACCGAGCGCCATGCTCTGCTGCACGCAAACCCGCCGCGTTCTTTTTCGCATACTCATCAACGAGGTTTAGCGCGTCCTCTGTTCCCATTTCTCGATACAGAGAAAAGCAAGCATCCTTTTGAAAGCGATCAAGCCCCATGCGTTTTGCCTCCGCATCAATCAAGTCGATACCGAATAGCTCACTATTTGACATTTGGAAAACCCTCCCTAGGTTGACTGTGCCGCCCCTCAACCCGCTCCTTGGGAGGAGACAGGCGGGGCGACGGACGGCACACTATCACCCGTGAAAGTGTACTGTCAAGTGTCAGAGTATTGACGCTGAGACTATCAGGGGGTACAACATGCGCCATCGGAACGTACATTACGTTCCATACGTAACGTTAACGTTACGTACGTTGATAACCTTGGGAGGGTTGAAACATGAGCAAAACCACTATCGAATTCTTGAATGCCATCAAGAAGAAATACGACATCACATCGAATTACGGCCTAGCTCGAAAGCTAGATCAGACTGACACCGACATCGCCAGATGGATGAAAGGGAAGAACACTTTAGGCGACGAAGCCGCCCTAAAAGTTGCCGAACTTCTCGAACTCGACCCAGCCTACGTCCTCGCCTGCGCGCACGCCGAACGAGCAAAAAACGACCCAGAGAAAGCCGTCTGGCAACGTATGGCGGACATGGTGACCGAACACCGCGCCCTCGCCGCCTCCATCGTCATGGTGCTTGCCGTGTTGCCGTTCGCTGACACTTTGTCCGCGAGTTCGGACGTTTCGAGCTTCCCTGCCATGCTGGGCATGTGTTTCGGCGGGAACTCTGTATATTATGTCAAATTCTTCCTGTCGCTCTCCCTTGTGGCCTTCGCGGCCTTCATCCTCTACCATCCCGCCCCCAAAAAAGAGCAGTTGAACCACCTGCCAAATTGACTTAGGAGGATGCCTGAGGGGGTTTCCACGTGTTGCACGATGATTGTCTTATCCATGGCGATGATTCCGACATTGCCGCCTTCCTTGGGGTGTCCCTGCGCACCCTAGCCCGCTACAAGCGCCACCCCGACAAGATGCCCCTCGCGTGCAAACGGCTCTTACGCCTGCGCATGGAGGGTGATCTACGGGCTTTGGGGGGTGATGAGTGGGAGCATTTTTACATAAAACAAGGGATGCTCTACTTGCCGCAGTATCGCAACGGCTTCACGGCGCACCAAATAAACGGCATGTTCTTTCGATTGCAGATGATTCCAGACCTTCAAAACGAGTTGAAGGCGCTCAAGCGCGAGCTATGGGCAACTAAGAAGGTGCGCGAGTCTGAGCGCAACGGCTCACGAATGGCACGGATACAGCATCAGGTGGAGGCATTGCAGGCCGTGAGTGCGGCACTGTTGCGCGAGTGCGCGGAGGTTTCAGGCGTTGACTGTGCGAGACTTTAGGGCGGGGGTTGCACGTGAGGCCAGCTTGTTCGCCACCTCTTGCGCACGCAGGAAAGCCAGCGCGGCAAGGCCACCAATCACCCATAGCGCAATGAACTGTCCGCGAGTCACTTCTTAGCCTTCTGCTTGTCGTCAGTGTCCAGACGGCGATGCAGGCGCATCACTTCCACCGCACAAACCAGCGCGAGGCCACAGCCGATGCAGAGGGCGATATATTGGGCGCGGGTCATCTTTCATGCCTCAATGGAACAATCACCAAGCCGTCATCGTCATGCTGATGCACGTTGAACTCTTTGCGCGTGCGGCGCACTTCCAAGACCAGCCAGACGATACCCACCAACACGCCGCCGCCGTCCTGTATCGCGCCGAAGAATGACATTATCTCAGGCATGTTTCGCCCCCTTCTCATTCAAGCGATCTACATCGCGTCGCAGTTGCTTTAGCTCCGCATAGACACAGCCGAAGACATACCCAGCAAAGCCAGACGCAACCGAAATACACACCAACCCGAGCGCGCCCATCACTGCATCCTCGCTACGCTGGAAAGCTTCTCTTTCATGCGTATCGTCGCAGAACCAAGCAGGGTGAAGACTAAGCCCAATATGTCCGCGATACCCATTTCAGGCATGGGGGGCAAAGTGCCTTGCGATACCCACGCCAGCTTGCACCAAAACAACATGCCCAGCACGAAGCGCGGTATGTAGTACAGGGCAAGGGCGACGACACACACCCAGCCAACAGCAGGCCGCCAGCCCGAAACTAACAGCGAGGCGCTTGCGGCTTCGACTTTGTTCACTTCGATCTGTTGCGCGTCTGATGCGACCATGGCTTTGAATTCTTCTAGTTCGCCCTGCACTGCCAGCGTCGCCAAGCGTTCTTTTGCGGCCTGCGCACTACCGGCGTCAGGAAAAAGCTTGTCCAGCAGTTTTCCGCCGATGTTGAGGATGGATTCGAGGGGGTTCATTTTGAGCCTTTCGTTTTGCTGTACAGGATGAATCCGCCAACCAAGACTGCGCCCAAGCCAATGACGATGAATGCCGTCTTGAAGCCGCCCGCCACTGCCTTGGCTGAGTCAGCCACGCCCGCGCCTACATTCTGCGCAGTTTGCGCGGCGACACCCAACACGCCCGCCGTGCCTGCGCCACCTGAGCCGCCCGCGAAGTCAAACAAGGCCGAACCCAGCTTGCTCAATGTTCCCTGCCCCGCTTTGTTTTGTTGAAGGCGTTGCTGATATTCCGCTTCGACTTCTGCGAGATAGGCTTTCACGTCCGCAAGGTCTTTGCCCGTGAGTGCTTTGGCTTTCGCCGTCCAAATATCGCGCTCTGCGATCAGTTGCGCGCCCGTTTTGAAGTTGAGCATCAGTGTCGATGGTGTGTTCATGGTTTCCCCTTTTTATTGTTCTATGCGAATTGTGATATTTCTGATGCGCGCCGATTGACCAGCCCCGCATCCACTACAAGCACGCCGTTCTTGCGCACCTTGTTATAGAGCGCGATGGATGCCGCCGCCGCCGTCCAATCGCCTTTGTTGACGTTGGTCAAGATGCTGGATTTTGCGAAGGCCGCGTTGCCGATGTTGAACACCACGGAGACCAGCGCATCAAAGCGGGCTTGCGTGAGTGGCACTTTGACGCGGGCATTGACGGCGTTCTCTGCGATCTGCAAATCCTTGACGAGCAAGGCCGTTGATTGTTCGGGCGTGATGCCGTTCGGGTAACTCTCTGTCAGCCCGAGCAAGTGACCCACGCCAATGGTGCGCAGGCCTGCGCTATCCAGATATTCTTTCAGCACTTCGCCCTCGCGCTTCTTTATCGCGGCGATGCCTGCTTGTGATGTCTTCATGTTCGCACCCATACTGCCCCCAAAATCTAAAACGCTATTCAGTACCGAATCGCCCGCCCGCATGGTGCGCACTTGCGCCCAAAACGCCAGCCCCAGCCCAAACACAACCAGCGCCGCCCCGAGTTTCTTTTTGCCTGTCATTTACCCACCGTCAAAATCATCGAAACCACCACCGATACACCCATCACCAACATGCCCCACATGAAGGCCGCAAGCACTTGAGCCACCGCGTCGCCACTCACTGCGATCATCACCAGCGCATTCACGATGGCGATGCAGGCAAAGAAGGCGACTGTCTTCATGGGGCAACAGGCCACACGATTTCAACAGGGAAGCCCGCTTGCTTTGTTATGTCTCGCAGTGATGCGCGGTAGCCCTGCCACGCCAGCTTGTGCGCCACGCTCAAGGGTGCGTCTGGCAACACTGTCCAATCGCTTTGAGCGATCAGCGAATTGCGAAGCGCACGCGCCTCTTCTGCCAGCTTCACCAAGTCAGGTTGCGACTTTTCCAAAACCCATGCGCCATTGCGGAAGAAGCAACCTTCGACCTGCGCATCAAAGACGGGCGGCACTATGTCTGTTAAGCCCATCCACTCTTGCGGCGTGTCTGTTGCGATGAATTCGCCCGTGTGCGGGCTGTATGCGTATTGGTTTTGCATCATGCAATCCCTAGTCTGGTTTGTAGGTTGAAGGTGTCCGCCCATTGCGCGTGACCACGCCACGAAGCGACGAATCTATCTAGCGACAAGGTGTCGCCAGCGAGTGTGAAGCGCGCAATCTTGCGCTTCGCTGTGATGACTGATTGTTTGCGCAACAGCTTGTGGCTCGTCCAAACGCGATACCCGAGCCAATCAAGCCCCTGCTCGATGCCGCCTATGCTCCACTTCGAGAAGCGCAGGCCAAGGCGTGCGCCCGAGAACCATTCCAAGCCCTGTTGCAACAGCGCCAAGGCTTCGCGGCTGTGCGCGAAAACGATGGTGTCATCCATGTATCGAAGCCAAGACTTGATGCGCAGTGTGTGGGTTAGGTAACGATCGAGAACGTGTCCGTACACGTTCGCGAATAACTGGCTCGTGAGGTTGCCAATGGGCAGGCCACGCCCCGTCTCTGGCAAAAATGCCGCGATCAGCTTGAGCGTTCCCGCGCAAGCAATCTTGCGGCGAATCTCGCCATGCAGAACGGCGCGATCAATGCTTGCGAAGTATTTTGAATAATCCATCTTGAGCCAGTGCGTGAAGCCACGGCGCATGATGGCCTGCGCTTCGATGGCGGCAGTGTGCGTGCCACGCCCCTTGCGGCAGGCGTAGCTGTTCGGCAGGAATGTCCTGTCGAATATCGGTTCGATGACGGCGCAAAGTGCGTGTTGCGCCACGCGATCTGCGAACGGAAGCGCGGAGATTTCGCGGCGCTTTGGTTCGTTCACGAAGAAAACATTAGGCTCTGATGGTGCGTAGCTTCCATCCAGCAAGGCAACAGACAACGCCCGCAGGTTCGCCGCGAGGTGTTGCTTAAATTGCAGGTGTCCGCAACTGTATCGCTTCCCCCGCGCCGCTCTTTCGTAGGCGCGGTACAGGTTCGACATGCTTGCTATGTCACCCAGCAGATTTTTGTACTTCTTACCCATGCGCCCCTCTGTTCAATTTGGTTGCAAGTTCGTCTTTCGAAGCTTCCTACTCGACGTTATCTTGACCGCTCAATGTGTTCGCCGTAGCAGGATGGCGCGGCTGACCATAAAAACTTAATGATCTGCGCCGATGGCCTTGACCGTTCGGCGCGGTTGAAACTTATCGTCACAGGCGGCACGCAAGCCGATGTTCCAGTTCGAGTTCCACGGAACGTTGTTCCAGTTGGAAGCGCGAGACCCAGAGTTCGCACCGTTGTTGCGCGTGCCGCTTTTATCCGCGTTCACCCTTCGCGCTCTTTGTCTTAATCCAAGCCCCAAGCATCTTGCCCGTCTCAGCTAAGTGGATGCTCCCCACCTCCGCCTGATGCAGGCTAATCAACTTGCGCTTGCTGTCCGCCAAAAAGCGCATCATGTATCTCAAGTCAGATAAACCAGCGTCAGCCATGTACAACTTCGACACCTGCCCCGACTTTCCCGCCTGAGAAAACATACTTACTTGCTCGAACATCGCCACGATCAGACGGTCTCTTGCGACCGAATGGTTGCGCCTTATGTTCAACGCAATCGGGTACATGTAATTTATGAACCCTTCAAATCTTTCCGTTATCGCAAGCTGTCTTTGGCTTGCGAATTCATCACTTAACGTATCCACTCGCTTTCGCTCGTTCAGGCAAGTTGCACGTGGTCACAGGCGGCACGCAAGCCGAAGGGCCAGTACGAGTTCCACGGAACGTCGCTCCAGAAGGAAGCGCGAGACCCAGAGTACGCACCGTAGTTGCGCGCGCCGCCCAGCAACACCCGTGCCAAGCCGTTCGCGCCGTAGGTGTATTCTTGACCGCGCCCGCCGTTTGCGTTTTTCCACGACCCAACAGGGCTTGCCACTTCGCTTGAGAAGTTCGAATCCTGCCCCCACACCCACTGATGGCCTGATGCTTGTTCGATGCCGTACTTGCTTGTATATCCCGCGTTGCGTTGCGTGAGTGGATAAGTGGAAGCCACAGCGTCAATCGACTGATTCTCAGTCACGCCATAGGCCAACTCGTAGAACTCGTGCGAAGTTGGAAGGCGCTTTGCATAAGCTCGCGCAATCTCGTTTGCCGTCCACCAATTCAAGTTGGTGTAATAGTTAATGCCACTGCCCCCGAAGGCCGCAGGTATGCGCGGCAACACGGTATGCGAAGCGATAGACGAACCCGCTTTGCTTGTTCCTTGTGTGTTGTGATCTGTACCACAGAGATAAATGTCCGCCCAGAATTGACCACCCACCAACGCCATTCCGCGAGACTCAGCAATGGGGCGAAACTTCAAATCCCACAGCGAATATTTGTTAATCCCCGCAATGTCATCCACGCCGCCCTGCGTCCAGATTCGACCATTGCCAGCCGTGGCGAATGAACCGCCCGCAAGCGTCGTACCCGCCGCAACCAGCCCCACATGGAAGCCGCCGATTTTTTTCGACATACCCATTGGCGCATACTGGTTTGGGTTTCCCCCGAATGGATAAGCGTCAAGACTGACCACGCTCCCGTCAGGATTGACCCATACCTCGTAGTCACCACCACCGACCAAGGCGCTCAAGTGTTGTACGCCTTGGTTCTGGCTGAAAACGACAGTCACGCCGCCACAATCGACCTTCGTTCCTGCTTTCACTTCCAAAGCCAAAGCACCCGTCTTCACAAAGACAGGCGATGACGCGTCCAACTTGGAAAAGCCGCCCGAGACGGACGGCAACATTACGATGGCGCGAGACTTTCCACTCATGGGAGCGTTACCTCAAAAACTGCGATCAAATCGCCTTTGACACCCGAGGCCGTGACCTTGCCAGAACGCGGGCAGGTGTAACCCTCCAACGTCAGAGAATCACCCGCCTCAAGACGCATTGCCTTCCCAGCTTTAATCGTACCAATGGGCGACAATTCAACGCGGTTCAATGCCAAGCTTTCGATATACACGCCCGCACGGTTCGGGTTCGGCGGCAACACGTCCACAGACACACCCGCCCCCTGCATTTCCACCACAAAGAATTGTTCAGCTTGTGCCATTACGCGGCCTTTTTCTTTCTTGTCGCAATCCAAAGCAGAACCAAGCCACAGGTAATGCCGCCCAATATCCAGCGCGATTTCGTCTGCTGTGCCGCAGGTGTCGCAAGTGCCGCAGGTTGTGCGCCCGCCGCGATGGCCTTCAACTCAGCTTGCGCCGCGATCTTGAATTGCTCCACTTCGTCCGCCGTGATGGTTGCGCCAAATTTGGCATTCCATGCGGCGATTTCCGAAGGCGTAGCGCCACGATGCAGAACCATTCGATACAACTCCGCCACCGAACCCACCGCCGCCACTTCTTTGGCGATTGCCAGTGGTGAAGGTGTCGCCGTTGCTGGTTTTGCGTACGTGTTCACTTTGATCTGCGTCGCCGCTTGATCTACCATTTTTGGAGTGATAGGCATTCCAGTGAAGGTACTCGCCACCACTGCCACCGTCGCCGCCGCTACTTTTTCCACAGGCTTTGCGACTTGCGTCGCCACAGTCTTCACCGCCGTTGTGATGGAGTTCGCACCTACCGCCGCGCCCTTGTATGTAATCTTTGGCAAGCTTGGGAGTCTTGCTTGTATTTTTCTGGCCGCACCCATTTCAAATATCCTTTACGAAAAACATCGTCTGCTTGTCTGCGTCAAACGATAGATACTCATAACCCGAGCCAATCATCATCTTCAAACTACGCGAAACGCCATTCACATTGAGCGCTACCGAACCCATCATCTTTTTCAGCCCAAGTGATCTAGCAACCTCGATTGCTTTCGACTCAAGCGATGTGGCCTCGTGTGTTCGCCTTGCTTCTGGCTTCACGAATACATCAACGATGTACAAAGCATCCTCTTGTTGCACATACGACAAAAATCCATTGTCAGACTCGATGACACTGATGCCTTCGCGTTCCAATAGATAATCTGCGTACAAGCTCATTTTGGTTGCTCCGAATAGTGATGCAGGCGACTTGCGCCGCCTGCATCAACCCGATTACGCCTCGTAGGCGTTCAGACGTTGTGGAGTGATTGTCTGGTCTTGCAACACAGAACAAATCCACTTGGCAGGTGCGCCAGTGTCAGACTCAACGATCAGCGAAGCTTCCGCCAAGTCTTCCAGCGAAGGCCAGCCCGCGTCGTCGTCACCGAAGTAGATGACATACACGCCTGCTTGGTCAAAGCCGTTCAACTTCTCGTGCGTGTCAGACTTCAATGTGAAGGCGGAGTATTCACGGGCGATCTTGTCGCCAATCTTGAATGTCACTTTCTTCAAGATGCTGTCATTCGGCGTGAAAGTGCCGTTCTGATTGTCCGTGTACAGGCTCAACATGATGAAGCGATTGACACCGATGGTTTCCAGCTTGATTTTCTCCATCACGCCAACGCCAGCGAAGGACTTACGTTGCGATTCCATCTTGTGCAACATCAAGCCAATATCGGCGCGGTCATCGTACTCTTCGTAGTATTGCGAACCTACGTCCAGCGCGATCAACTGGTTCGGAGTGCCTGCGATAGTGCCGCCAGCGAAACCGAGCGTGTCAGTGAAGGTGATGATTAGTTCGAAGGTCTTGAGCTTTTGAGAGCGCAAGCCAGTGATCAAATCATGCTTCGCGTTTGGGTTCTCGTAGTGCAAGTCCAAGCAGAACTTGGCAGTAGAGAGGGGTGCGGCAAGGGTTGCCACTTCGTACTTTGCACCCTCGATCATGCGGGCGGTATTTACGAACTCGTAGCCGTCCAAGTCGATAAGGTTGCCGCCCTTCATGCGAACTTGAATGCGCTCGATGACTTGACGCACATTGAAAGACGCAGGCGCTACGGTGTAGTTCTGAGACACCGCGAACATCAAACGATGCTCAGTGAGGAAGTGGTTTTTATCCAGAGTCAGACGCAAGGTCTTGCTCATGGACAGCGGCGCGTGAACTACGCTATCAGCATTGGCGTAGGACTTGAGCGGCTTGTCATAAACGGTTGCAGTTGTCATGTTGTTGCTCCTTTCGGCTTACAGCCAAGTTTGAGTAGGAGCGACTTTTTTTGCCGCGAAGCGTACAACAGCTACAGCGACGACAGCCACAACAGCGATTTCCAAGTATTTCTTAATCATTTTGAGGTTTTCCCTTCTTGTTATTTTTGCGTGAGTCCGTCACGTTCGGTCTTGCAGTGGTTCGCATTTTCGCGGCTTTCGCCAAACCCGCGCAATGGGTGTATGGTACGTTTACGTTACGTTGGAACTTTCACCGCTTCGCCATCTTTCCCGAGTGCCAATTTGTAGCCGATTCGCTTCACTTCGCCCGTTTTGAAGTTGCGTTCGATGGATTGATACCCGAACAACTGCGACACTTCCAGATGGTTCAAACCTAGCGCCTGCGCCATGTTTTTCTGGTCTTCTGGGTACGACATACGCGCCACCGAAAGCTCAGACAGCGACGACATGAAGCCCTTGTCCACCGAGGCAGGCCGCGTGGACATGCCGAACACTTCCAGCCCCTTCGCCCGCCCCATGAAACATAGCTTCGTCCATCCATCAGGCGCTCTTGTCGGAGTGGTCACAGTGTGCAACTCATCCACGATCAGGATGCACATGCCCACCGCCAACAACATCAAGCACACCACATGGAATGCGGCTTCATCCCTCTTTCGGTTCAACGTTGGTTTGTACACGATGTGGAACGAACCCTTGCGCCCCGCCTTTTCCAGCACGGCCTTAACCTGCGCCGCCGTGGTGCAGATGATGCTGTTCGGATAAAGCGCGGCGTAGTTGTCTTCGTCTTCCTTGGGTGACCAAACGAAGGTGCGCTTCTGCTTGGCCTTCGGTATTTTGACGAGGCGTTTTTTTAGCTTCGTACTCTTGCCCGTTCCCGTTGCACCGATCAGGCCAACGAACGACGCTTCAAGTGAGTTGCTCATTTTGCCCACTTGAAAAAGCGTGCGAACCAAGAGTCTTTGGGCTGTTCCTGCTGAATCTCCGCCGCCGCCTTCGCCGCACGCACGGCCTGAATCGAACCGATGATGAGACCACCAAAGAACAAGCCCGCCTCCAACTCCACGCGATACTTGCCCAGCACCGTATCTCGCACGTTGTATTTCGTCAGAACAGGCGCAAGCTTTGTTGCCGCCTCCGCTTTTGTTCCTTCCGTGTAACCCAACACAGGCCACATCGCGGACACACCCAGCGCCGCCAGTTCGACAAGCTCCCGCGCTTCGTCCGCCGCACTCATCAAGACTTCTGGTTTGCCCTCCGCCGTTTCATGCGCACCGCTTCCGCCATCATTCAGCGTCGCCGCTTCTGGCGCAGGCAATTCCTTTGGCTTGCCTATGTCGTCAGCCGCCTTTATTTCACTGTCCAGGTGATCTAGATTGAACGTCTTGTCTTCCACTACTGGTAAGCCTTCCATTTTTGTCTTCCCTTTTTGTTATGGTTGTTTGAAGAGTGAGCCGAGCGCGTCAAACATCGTAGGAAGTTCGGGCGCGACAACTGGTTTTGGTATTTCCTCCGCCGCAGGTTTTGGCGCTTCTGCTGGCTTGGGTGATGCCACAGGCGCAACAACTGGTTTTGGCGCAGGCGTAGCCCCTGCCACGCTCACCGCTTCGCCCTTTGGCTTGTACTTCTCGACAGCGTTTTTGAGCGTGCGCACCGAGCGCGGCTGACGTGCGAACGTCTGCGCGCCGCACTCATCGCACACCACATACGGCTTTTTTGATTTATCGGAAAGGCGAACCTCTTGCAGAAGCAGGCCATCAAGGCCACGCCCTGCAACAGTCGCTTCGAGAACACACATCGGGCAGTAAGAATGCCCCATCACTTCGTTTGCCATAGAACCCCTCTTGTTTTTGTTTTTATCGGGTTGCCGCATTGCGCGGCACTTGCCTTGCTACGATCTAACCGAACTCAGACGCATCCAACCATTCAACCGTGTCACGCACGGCCTTCAACACCGCCAACAATGCCACCACCACCTTTGCCACACTCAACAGCGTTAGTGCTTGCGGTATCGCATGAATCGCGGCTTCCGCCTCTGCGATTGAATGCCGCGCCTTCTTTCGATAATCGCTCATGGATACCCCCACCCTATTTCAATCATCAAAGGCCACACCACAAGCACCCACGTCCGCCCGCTCGACCTGAATCCGAACGCAATGAGAAGCCCCGTCTCTGTCTTTCTAAGCTTTATGAATCCAGACTTACCCACGCCACCCCCTCCTAAATTGATAAACAACGAACCCCAGCGCCACTGCCACGATGATGACCACCACGAACGCCAGCGCCACGATAAGCAAAGGCAGAACGAGCGCCGACAGCGCGAGGACTGCGATCAACCAAAAAAACCCACTTCTCACTGCTCGAATCATGCGAAACACCCTCCGCCACCATCAAAAAGCCACGGCGGAGGATTTTTTGCCGCCGTTCTTTGAAAATCTAGCTCGACCTCATCACGCTCTCGCGTGTAGTTATTGACACGAGTCCAAGGCGGCGAATTCTTCGCCGCAAAACCCAAACCCACCCCACCGACCACGCGCCAAACATGGCGCACGGACTTGACCAGCCATTCGATTGACTCGACTGCGTAGCAACCCAGCGCACCAATTGCACGCTTCACGATACCCACCGACCGCACGCCGATAGGACGCGGTAACAGCGCATCCCCATAGCGCCCTTCGCCTTCGCGCTCTTCCATCGCCAGCCTTATTTTGTAATCCCGCCCCACGAACACACCGCCCTGCGCCCGCAAGTATTCAGCGAAGTTCGCACCCTTCGCCTCATCACCCTCAACGCCTGCAATCTTGTTACACGCCTCGAACGCTTGAACCAAGTGATCAGGCGCATCCGCCTCCAAAGCCTTGATGCGACGTAGTTCACGCCACACCGTCACAGGTGCGCCCCCAATCGGCTGAAACTGGCGAATACCCCAAGTCGTCGCCCAAGTCTCAACGCGCAACGCCGTGTGCATTGCATCATTGCCGAAAAGGTCTTTTTCCACATGCAGGCCGTCGATGTTCTTCGCCACATACTTTGCGATATAGCCCGCCGCCGTTCCCTTGCTCCAATCAATTCGAACAGGCTTGAAACGATGTTGACGCGCTCCGCGCTCATCCCCCGAATCGCGCAAGGCATAGCGACGCACCACAGCCGCCACGCGTGGCAACGCACGGCGACTCTCATCACCCTCGACATGCCCCATGAACAAGATAAAGTGCCAATGCGGCGTGCCGTCATGGTTCGGCTCTGCAATGCGGAAGCCGTACACCTTCAAGCCATCACGGCGAAGCTGTGCCGTAACCAGCTTCCACACCGCCGCCAAATACTGTTGCGCCTGACGTGGCGTAGTGCCGTCATATTTCTTATTTGGAATGACTTTCTTACCGCCCGCCACCGTTGAGAATTTGTGCATCCGACTCGGACAAGTAAGAGTGCCAAACAGGCCATCATGCCCAAGCTCTCTAGCGATCTGCTCGAACCCCGCGATGCGAACCATCAACTCACCGCGCCGAATCGCCTTGTTAGACGTTGACTTTGCGACCAACTCCGCAAGGCTGAATTCTTCGCCGTCTTCGT